ACGGCCTCGACGTGGGAACGCGGCGCGGCGAGAAGGTTGTCGTCGAGGATGTTCCAGCCATCGTGGATCGGCAGCGCGTTGGTCGTGGGCCATTTGCGCCAGACGTCGCAGAAGTAGCAGCGGCGCGGGCAGCCGCGCGAAGTGATCGTGTAACCGGGTTTGATGTAACGACCGGGGATAAATTCAAGGCTCGTATCGCCATAGGCGACGCCGCCGATCTTCACCGGAGCAACAAAGCGCCATTGGTCGGCCAGCTGCTCGGCCCGCACCTTATCGTAGCTAAAGGTGACCGAGACGTGGATTTCGTCCGCCTCGGCAAAGAGGTCGGGCGGTCCAAAATAACTGAGGGGATCGTCGGGTGTCGCGCGGGTCTTGCGTGGGAACACTCGGATAATCCGCATCATCGAACCCTCCTGGTGCGGCGAGCATAGCCCGTGTCCGTTCCGTTCGGCCAATTCAGTTTCACCTCCGGCGAGCTTGCTCCCGCGCTCTACGGGCGCCCGGAGTTTGCGAAGTACAAAAGCGGCGCATCCACCATGCGCAACCTCCAGGTGGGATACCGCGGCGGCGCCTACAGCCGCGCCGGCACCGCCTTTGTCGGATATTCGAAACAGACCGGGAGGGCCTACCCGCCGAAACTGATCACCTTCTCCTTCGCGATCAACGAGGCCTTGGCGCTGGAATTCGGCAACGCCTACATGCGCGTCATCCAGGACGGCGCCTTTGTGACCGAGACCCCGGTCGCGATCACCTCGATCTCCAATGCCAATCCCGGCGTTCTCGTGATGTCGTCGGATGCGTTTGCAACGGGAGATTGGGTCTATCTGACCGGGGTCGGCGGGATGACCCAGGTCAACGGCGAGACCTATGTGGTGACCCGGACTTCTTCTGCGCATTACACGCTGCAGGACGTCTTCGGCAACAACATCAATACGACCGGGTTCGGGGCCTACACATCGGGCGGGACCGCGGCGCGGATCTATACCCTTGCTACCCCTTACGCCGATTCGGATATCGCCTATCTCAAGGTCACGCAATCGGCCGACACCATGTCGATCTGCTGCGTCAACCAGCCGGCGGGGGTGGAATACCCGCCGCAGGACCTGGTGCGCAGCGCCAACAACGATTGGTCGATCGCCACGGCGGCGATCGGCGAAGCGCTCTCGCCGCCTTCGGGCACGCCGACGGTTACCCCGACCAACACCGCCGAGACGGCCTATGCCTTTGTCATCACGGCGGTCAATTCGAACGGCGATGAAAGCGTCGCCTCGGCCTTTGGCGAAGCGACCAACTGCGAGAACCTGCAAGCCGCCCTCGGATCGATCACGGTCAGCTGGAACCCGGTCCCGGGGGCGCTCTATTACAACGTCTACCAGGCGCCCCCGGCCTATGACACGAGCGTTCCCTTCGGCGCGCTCTACGGGTTTCTCGAGCAGAGCTACGGCACCTCGATCGTCAATACCTCGACGATTCCCGATTTCCAGCAGGTGCCGCCGCTCAACAACAATCCCTTCGCCAACGGGTCGATCATCGGGCTCGACGTCACCAGCGGCGGCGCATCGATCACCGCCCTCACCTTTGCGGTCACGACTTCGACCGGGAGCGGGTTTGCCGGGTACGCGGTGCTGGTCGGCGGGGTCATGACCAATTTTGTCGTGACCAACGCCGGGAAGGGCTATGCCCTCACCGACACCATCACCTTCTCGGTCGGGAGCGGCACGGCCCCGACCGCCACTTTCGAATTCGGAGCGCAGCAGGGGAACTATCCCGGGGTCCCGGCCTATTTCCAGCAGCGCAGGGTCTATGCCGCTTCGCTCAACAACCCCGACACCTACTGGATGTCGCAGCCGGGGCGCTACCTCAATTTCGACAGCCGGATCCCGACGATCCCGTCGGATGCGATCACCGGCAATCCGTGGTCGGTCGAGGTCAACGGCGTCCAGGCGATGGTGCCGATGCCGGGCGGCCTCGTCGTCTTCACCGGGCTCGCGGCGATTACCATCGGCGGCGTCGGATCGTCGGCGATCAACCCGCAGGCGATCACGCCTTCATCCCAGCAGGCGCTGCCGCAGGCCTACGAAGGCTGCTCGGCGACGGTCGCCCCGATCAAGGTCAACCTCGACATCATCTACCTCCAGGCCAAGGGAACCCGGTTCCGCGACCTCCTCTACAACTACAATTATTTCGTCAACCCGGTCGGCGACGATATCACCGAGCTCTCCTCCCAACTCTTTGTCGGCTACACGATCAAGGACGCGACCTGGTGCGAGGAACCCAATTACGTGATCTGGGCACCGCGCTCGGACGGCGCGATGCTCTCGTGCACGTATCTGAAGCAGCAGGAGGTGATCGGCTGGGCCCGGCATGATACCCAAGGGCTTTTCCAGACCGTGTGCTCGGTATCGGAGCCGCCGGTCGATGCCTTGTATCTCTCGGTCGAGCGCTTTATCGGTCCTTCGGGGTCCTCGGCCTATACGATCGAGCGCATGGACAACCGGCTCTGGTCGCAATCCGAAAATACCTGGTGCGTCGATTGCGGGCTGGCGCTCGCCCAGCCCACACCGGACGCGGTGCTCCAGGCGGTCCAGGGGGTCGGAACCCCGAACGGCATGGAGATCGTCGCCCAGGGCCAGAATTATTCGAGCGCCACGACCGCGAGCGTCGTCGACGGCAGCACGATCAACCCCGGACCCGGCACCGGTTCGACCGCGACCCTGACGATCGACCCGGCGACGGGCGCCATTACCGGGGTCGCGTTTTCCGGCGGAACGGGCTACCTCAACCCGAAGCTCATCATCGATGACCCGGCCGGGACGGGAGGAGGGTTCTTCGGCAACGTGACGCTCGACAACGAGGCGATTTGGACCAGTTCGGCCGGGGTCTTCTCCTCGGGCAGTGTCGGCAATGTCATCCGCCTTGCCTCGGGCGGGAAGGCCGTTGTCGTTTCCTACACCAATTCGGAAGCCGTCGTCGTCAATGTCATCGAGCCGATCGCCCAATTGATCCCCGGGACGACCCTGGCGATCCCGGCCCAGCCGGGGACATGGACGATGACCGCGCCGGTGACGACGATCTCGGGGCTCAATTATCTCAATGGGCACAGCGTCGTGGGGATCGCCGACGGCGTGCCGATCGGGCCGGTAACCGTCTCGGGGGGCGAGATCACCCTCGCGACCCCGGCGAGCCAGGTCACCGTGGGGCTCGCCTTCACCCCGCAGATCCAAACCCTCTATCTCGCCGACCTGCAATCCCAGGGGCAAAGAAAGATCACCCCCGAAGTCACCGCGCGCCTCGAAGCCTCGGGAACCGGGATCATGGCCGGGACCAATCAGCCCGACGGGAGCGCGATGTCGCCGCCGATCCTCGCGCCCCTCTGGTCGAACCTCGCGACCCTCCCCGATTTGGGCACGGGAGCCTTCGCCAACCCGTCGACACCGCTCTATACCGGAGACGTCAAGATCCCGATCGGCGGCGGGGTCAGCAAGAACGGCCAGGTTGCCTTGCAGCAGACGCTGCCGCTGCCGTTCAATCTGCTCGACGTCGTCATCGAGGACTTGCCTGGCGACCTCCCTTCGGCGACATTGCCGGACCGGCGAGATCAGCAGCGGAGGGCGGCGTGAGCAACACCGATTGGAATACCGGGCACGGCCACGTCCATCCGCGGCCCGACGGCGCAAAGGCGCGGTGCGGCGGTCCTGGTATTTGTGCGGCGTGTTCCCGCGAAGCTGCGCTGATGCCGAAACGGGAAGGACTGGAACTTATTGGCACCAGCGGCAAAGCTGTCATCGCGATGTGCGAATTCCACGGACGCATCTTTGTCGCCTGCGAAGACGGCGTATGGGTGAAGCAGGATGACGGCACCTTCAAGGAACTGAAGTTTGTCGACGCCGACGCCGACCCGAATTTGAAATGAACACCAACCCAAGCAGCGGAGAGGGCGGCGTGACGGATGAGCAGTTCGCAAGGACTTGGGCCCTCATAGGCGCCGAGTGTTTCGCAGAAACGGGACAGTCCAGGCCGGTCGCGCACGCCATGCTCGATTGGGCATTCGACCGCGTAGAAGAAAGGCCCGACTCCAATTCGCACGCTCACATCATCGACCAGGCGCGCTATTGGCTGGGCCGGATCGATACCCGCGATCCCGAGTTGCGGCGCCTCTTGGAAGAGCGAGGCATCCTTTCCGCATGACCCTCGTCCCCGCCAAGCTCGGCCATGCGCTTCTCGTCGCCCATGATTGCCGCGAAGAGGACCGCGCCGATCTCTCGATAACGGGAGTGCGCAAATCGCTCGTCGATTACCTGCGCCGCTCGAGCCTCTCCTGGGCGCT